CACAGGTGAAGCACTGGCAGGTGGAGAAGAATTAAAGATTGCAGGTTCAGGCGTGACCACAGCAGTGGCAGATCATGTGTTGACCATCACAAACCCGGTGACAGCATCATCATCTACCACATTCACCAACAAAACATTGACCACACCTATCATTGCCAAAGTGACCACAGCATCCAATGGCGACCTAGAACTGGAACCCAATGGCACAGGTAATGTGATCATGGACACAGACTTGGTTCAAGTGGGTGGCGGATCAGAAGTTGGACACATCACATCCAACAGCACACAAGATTTAAAACTCAGCACCAATTCAGGCACCAACTCAGGCCTAATCACCATCACTGACGGTGCAAATGGCAAAATAGAAATCACTGGCAATGGCACAGGATATGCAGTTATAGGTAATGGCACAGATGCAGACTTTGATACTTTGATCAGCGGTAATACAAGACACCACGCAGGCGCAATACGTTTTTATAAAGATGCCTCCTACACAGCAGGCACCAGAGTGTATGCCAACACAGATATCCTCTATGCCAAATTAGCATCAGGACAAAATTCAAGTTCCAGCAATGACAGACTGCGAGGACAAAATCCAGAGGCACGAGTGGACATGAATTCATCGTCCATGACATCTACAAGTATTTTTAGAGGTGTGCATGGTTCCAATGCTCAAGGCACACTTGAAAACACAGCCGCGAGTGGTGTTTCCACATTGGGCAATCTTGTTGGCTCACTTGGTTCAGCATACATGTATCCAAATGGCAACGGTGGAATGACTGTAACCAATGCTAGTGGATTAATTGGAGATGTATCTATAGAAAATGATGGTAGTGGTGTTCTCACAGTAACCAACGCATTTGGGGTTCAGTGCAATATTGAAAAATTTAGTGCAGGTGGAACAGAAACACTAACCAATGCCACAGGATTTTATGCCGCATTAGGCAACGCAGGTGCAGTCAGACTCAGACTGTTAGACACAGACACAGACACAGCAGAATCAAATGTTGGAACACTGTTCAAATACAGAGAAAAAATTACTGCATTGACAGATGACTCTACAGCAGACATACACATTGATTGTTCTGCATCACCAGTGTCAACATTTTCATTGAACGATGCAAAAACATTTGTGTTTTCCAGCCTATCAGCAGGCATGTCACACACTTTGGTTATCACTAACCAAGGAGCACACACAGCAACATTCCAAGGATCAGATTCAACAGTGATTAAATTTGCTGGTGGACCGCCTACAGTAACCACAGGCGCAGGAGCAATTGATGTTGTCACTGTGTTCTTTGATGGAACCAATTATATTGGCAACGCGGCACAAGACTTTAAAAACAGTTAATAGGGGAATATAAACATGCCATTTGGATTTGGAAGATCAGTATTAGGCCGATCAGCATCAGCTGTTGCCAATACATTTGCAGGATATGACGGTAGCAATGATGCCACAATCACAAGAAGCGCCGCATGGCAAGACATCATAGGCTTTGCCGCATTCAACAGCGAGTATGGTGTTTTGGTAAATGCAACCAACAATGGTAGCAATGACCAAGTGGCCTATGACGTGGTGCGAAACAATTCAGGTTCACTGTCTATAACTGATCAACAGAATGTTATTATCAACACCGGCGTAGCCACTTATAACAACAAAGGCGGATTGGTTGCACCATTACAAAATGGCACGCTGATGTATGATCCACGTGATACTGCTGTCAGCACTGTGCAGTTGTTCAGCATATCAGGAGCTACAGTTTCTCATTCAACTGGCGCAAGTCAGAACAGAAGTTTTCATAACACACCGGTATTCGTGTCCAGAACAGATGACAGCGATGGTTATAATAATATAGACTATGAAAAAACAGGAGAGACCATACAAACCAGTGCCCAATTTGCGTCAGGCACACCCACAGTGTCAACAGAAAGTGAAAGCAACGTAAGTCTTGCCCACAGTAATAGATGTATCCCAGGTTTTGTAGACAATGACACACCTTTTTGGTTGAACAGCACAGACAGTGGAGCCACAGTGCAACCATTCAAGATAGACCTTGGCACAGGTGGTGCTCAGTCGCCAACAACATTCACAGGAACACCCACTACCGCACAAACAGTGGCACAGTTTAACACTGCCAACAGCACCAGTTTTGGCACACCATTTGAATTTAATAGAAACGGCACATCACCATTCAACACAGTAGCATTCAATGATATAGCAATCCTAGTTAGACATGAAACAGGCAGTAGTCCAAATAAATTTATATTTGACACATACAAGGCAGGTGATTCCGCTGTGCAAAGATCAAACATTGTGACACTGTCAGCAGGAGCCAGCGGAGAGACATCAGGCACCGGTTGTTTCGTTGGCGCCACAAATGATGTTTTCTTGTTTGCCTTTTATGACGTGCCCAACACAAGGGTGATTGTGTTAAAGTATATTCAAAGCACCAACACAGCGTCAGAGGTAGTGAATTTTGTAGAGGATCTAACTGCTAGAGAAACAGTTAGATTACACAGATGGGGCGATAATGGCGCTTTGATGTCATATGGCACAACCAAGTTGCGACTAATACAAGCATAGAAAAATTAATACATTATTGATCAAATTTATTTGTTAAATAACACAGTTATAACAAAAACAATTAATATTAATTGAGGAGACAAACACATGGCGGCACTCGCAAATTACGCTGAATTAAAGATATTAGATCATCTTTTTAAGAACACATCATACACTAGTCCACAAGCACACATTGGATATTTCACAGACACAATCACAGACGCATCTGTGCCTTCTGAAGTCACAGGCAACTCTTATGCAAGAGTAAGAATAGACAACAAGATGGCATCTGCATCAAGTGGAGCAATAACAAATTCATCCGCAATAACATTTCCAGCTGCCTCAGGTGGCGACCACGGAGTAATTGTTGCAGTTGCTATATTTGACGCGGCTTCAAGTGGAAACATGTTGGCGTATGGCTCATTATCAGCAACAAAAACAATATCTGATGGTGATACATTGTCAATTGGCATAGGAAATCTTACAATCAGCATAGACTAATTGCTGTCAACCGGGAGGGTAGATGGCAATCACTGTTATAGACAAGGCTGGTAATGCTACAATCACTGACAGTGGCTCAGTCGCCTCTACGGATGATCCGGTCTATAGAGGAGCCAAGGCACTTCAATTTAATTTTGATACTGATGCGAAAATATCATTTGCCATTCCTGACGGCATAGGCACAGGCGAATTCACAATTCAAGGAGCCATCTCAATTGCTTCTGGAGATGGCACACACGGTGGCAACAACCATCCAAATTATTTCATTGACATAGGTGGCTTACAGATTAGGATAAAAACCACAACTGTTAGTAATCAACTACATGTGGCACCAACTGCTCTTGCGTATGGCAGTTTCAAAACAGCAACCAATACCGAAGTTTCACCAAATGATTATTTCCATTTCAGAGTAACACGTAACGGAGGTGCCATTAAATTTTGGGAAGGTAATCCTAACGCCAATAGCCAAGGCGGTATAGAACACACATTAGCCACAGGCAACACATTCAACATGAATGGACAAACCATTCAGATTGGTGATCTAGGTGGTGGCTCAGGAGCCTTGAGGTTAGACGCTTTTGAAGTTAAAAATTCATATGCAGAAGCCAACTCCACCGCATACCAACTTCCTGGATCTGATTCAACAGGAGCAACTGATGCAGAAGATGTAGAAAGTGACACACTGGTCATGATTGATGGCGTAGTCACAGAAACAATTGATGCCACAGTAAGCACATCTGTTTCAGCCACAGTCACATCAGCTGCCAACATTGTTGCCAGCGGAGCAGTCACAATGCCAATCACATCCGGTGTGGTAGCACAATTTATTAAACTGGGACATCTAGTATTTCAGCAGAAGCAACAGTGTCTGCCACAGCAAGGTCAACACAAATTGCAGAAGCCAACCTTGCCATAAGCGGTGTTGTTGGTGGTGGTGGTCAAGATTATGTTGACGCAACTTACATAGTAGACGGATACTTTATCAGCGCCACTATCGATGCTGTCATTCTACAAACCTCTGTTGCAATACCAATCACAACATCCATGGTCACTGAGGCTGTGGAACCAGCAGTAGTCAACATATCAATATCATCTAAAATAGGTTCACAGAATTATGTTGCTTCTGATTACATAGAAGAAAACTACTTTGAATCAACCACCGAGGCAACAATAATACCAGTTGGTATTACAATACCAATCACAGCCTCTATGGTTACTGCCGCCGACGATACAGATGAAGCAGAAGTAAATTTAAGCATTGCCACAGCAATAGGAACTGGTTATACCGAAGCAGGTTACATCACCATTGACTATTTCGAACACACAATCACAGCACAAGATTCAGATGAAACAGGTGCAGTTGACCTAAGTTCATCAGCATCATTATCAGCAGACGCAGATGCCATTGTGAATGCAGAAGTATCAGCCAGTATATCCTCTGCTATCTCAGCCATTGAAGCAGGCAGTATCCAACCAGGCACAGCAAGTCTAAGTTCAACAGCCAGTGTGTCTGTTGCCGCAGAAAAAATACTTGCCGGCACAGTTGCCGCATCCATTGCCGCATCTACCAGCATCACTGCCAATGCAACAGTTGTAGGAGAGATCACAGCAGACATTGCCTTGTCTACCAACATTGCCGTCAATGCCACAAACAGTGGAGAGATTCAAATATCAAGTGCAGGAACAATGACCATAAATGCCTTTTTAGTGAAGCAACCAATCTATAGTGTTAAAGTGCCTACCCGAAGTCGTGTAAATAGTATTAGCGAACAGACAAAATCAATTATTATTCCTAAGCGAACAAAGGAATTGGAGTTTTATTAATGGCAGACATCACAGGTTTTCAGCGAGATAGAGACGGAATTTTTATTGTAAAAGATCCTAGTGCAAACATTAGGTTTCAATTGGACTGGACAGATTATCTTGCAACCAACTCAGACACAATAGCATCGGCCGCAGTAACCATAGAAACACACACAGGAGACGTTGCTCCTTTGGCGTTGCCCACAGACGCAGGCACAGATGTTAGTGTTTCGGGCGGTAAAAAGGTGGTTATTAGGTTAAATGCAGGAGACAGTGGACAAACATACAACATCAAAGTTGCTGTCACATTGGCATCAAATGATATTGATGTTAGACATTTTAGAGTATTAGTTAAAGAGGACAAATTAACATAATGAACGAAGATCAACCAAAAAACAAAAGACGCAAAATAGAAAGACAGCAGGTGGTATCATTGGCTGCCTTGATGTTGTCGTTTGATGAAATTGGTAATGTTGTAGGTTGTTCAGGCAACCATGTTAGAACAAAATTTGCTCGTGCTGTTGAAGAAGGCAGAGCAGAAGGCAAAAAAAGTTTACGCAGAGCACAGTTTGAAAAAGCATTAGGTGGTGACACTCGCATGTTAATATTTTTAGGAAAAAATTATCTTGGTCAATCAGATGATGGCGATCAAGGTGAAAGCAGTCAACCATTACCATGGGAAGAAGCAGAATGAAATTAAGTGTGCCACAAACAGAAGTAGCCAAAGACCAAGCACGTTTCAGAGTGTTATCATGTGGCAGACGTTGGGGCAAAACCACATTGGCAATAAGAGAATTGGCATACCATGCTAGAGTGCCCAACAGTGTGTGTTGGTATTTGACAGGTTCATACCGAGCCGCAAAAGGCCTTGCTTGGGAACCATTAAAACAAAGACTGGCTGAATTAAATTGGATACAAAAAGTTAATGAAGCAGAACTTACAATATATTTAAAAAATGGATCTAAGATAATGTTGCGTGGCAGTGAAAATCCAGATTCATTAAGAGGATTTTTTATCAAAGGCATTTTGGTTATGGATGAATTTCAAGACATAGATGAAGATGCATGGACAGTGATGAGACCAACACTGAGTGATCACAGAGCAAGAGTTTTATTTTGTGGCACACCAAAAGGCAAGTCAAATCAATTGTATGACTTTTACCAAAGAGGACAAGACGAAACAGAAAAAGAATGGTCATCATATTCATACACCACAGCACAAGGTGGATGGGTGCCAGAAGATGAATTAGCACAAGCCAAACGTGACCTTGATCCTAGAACATACAGAGTTGAATACGAAGCAGAATTTGCCAACTATGAAGGTGTGGTTTATTATGCATTTGACAGAGCAAAAAATGTAAAAGGTTTTAGTTTTGAAGAACCACAAAATGTAATTCATATTGGTATTGACTTCAATGTTAATCCAATGAGTGCTGTGTGTTCTGTAATCAAAGATGGCACAATGTATGTGATAGATGAAATAGAAATGTATGGATCCAACACAGAAGAATTGTGTGATGAAATAGCAACAAGATTTCCAAATGCAAAAATTATTGCCTTCCCTGACCCATCCTCCCGTGCTCGCAAAACATCAGCAGGTGGCAGAACAGATTTAAGTATATTACAAAACAATGGCTTTATCTGTAAATTATTCAACAAACACATGGCAGTGAGAGACAGAGTGAATTCTGTTAATTCACAACTGTGTAATGGAGCAGGAGAAAACAAAATTTTGATACATCCTAGATGCAAAAAATTAATTGGTTGTTTAGAAAAACAAATTTATAAATCAGGCACATCACAACCTGAAAAAGACACAGGCTACGATCATATGAATGATGCTCTTGGATATTTGGTTTCCTTCTTACACCCAATAAGAAAAGAATACGCAACACACAACGAAACNAAAACATGGGGAGTAAAGGTAGTAGCATAACATGGCAATCAACGTAAAAAATTCAACCACAAATCAAGATCCATATGATTATGATTCAATGGCCATCTTAGGAGTGCATGACGAATATTTAGAACACAGTCAAAGATGGAAATTTTTAATCAACTCATACATGGGTGGACACGAATACAGAATGGGCAAATACCTTACTCAGTATGTGTATGAAAGCGGTTCTGAATACATGCAAAGAGTGTTGTCAACACCTTTGGACAACCATGTGCGTTCAGTGGTTCACACTTATAATTCATTCTTGTTTAGACAAGAACCTTACAGAGATTATGGCAATCTAAGAACAAATCAAGAATTACCATCCTTCCTAAAAGACTGCGACCTTGAAGGCAGAACATGGCAATCATTCATGCGAGACGTAAACGTAATGAGCACAGTGTATGGACATTGTTTGGTATTACTGGATCGTCCACAATCACAAGCAGGCACAAGAGCAGAAGAGTTGGCACAAGGCATTAGAACATACGCAAATTTATTCACACCCCAAAACATACTTGATTGGAAATTTACAAGGCTACCTTCAGGCCATTACGAATTAACATACTTAAAATTATTAGAAATAGAAGACAAATCATCTTATGGCAATGTGCAAGAATATTATGTAAGAATATTCACACAAGACAAAGTAGTTCTACAAAAATACAATCCACGCAAAGACTCGAAAGATGCTGTGCAGATTGTGGATGAACAACCAAACGAACTAGGCAAAATACCTGCTGTGTTTGTGTATGCCAACCGTTCACCAGAACGTGGTATAGGTGTATCAGACATAGGCGATATAGCAGACACACAAAATTTAATCACTAACCAAACATCAGAGATAGAACAAATTATTAGGCTTTCAAATGCACCATCATTGGTGAAAACACAAGACACTGATGCGGCCGCTGGTGCTGGTGCTATAATCACAATACCAAATGAATTAGATCCTGGATTAAAACCATTTTTACTTCAACCATCATCTCAATCAATTGATGGCATATTAAGAAGCATAGAAAAAAGCATTCAATCCATTGACAGAATGGCACACATGGGAGCAATCAGAGCAATTGAAACAAGACAAATGTCTGGTGTTGCTATGCAGTCTGAATTTTTATTGTTGGATGCTAAACTTTGTGAAAAAGGAAAAAATTTACAATTAGCAGAAGAACAAATTTGGAGAATATGGGCATTGTGGCAAGGTGAATCATTTGACGGTGACATCATGTATCCAATGGCATTCCATATCAGAGATAAAAATTTAGATATGGATCTATTGAAAAAAGCATCTGATTCAAAACCAACCAATCCAAAAGTTAAAGCATTGATTGATAAAAAGATTGCAGAACTGTTGGCCACTGAAGAAGAACTTGAAGAAATATTTGCAGAAGCATCACAAGAAGAAATGGAACATCCTACCACATCCGTTGACACACAAGATCAACACATACAGGAAATGGTAATGGAAGGTTACACAGACGAACAGATGTTAGAACTGCACCCAGAACTTACTCAAGCAGACATACAAACTGCCAAGCAGAAACTTATTGACCAATAAGACCCCGTTATCCAACTGGTAATTTTTCAATACTGTAAATATTAATATGCAAGACGACGAATTTGAAATAAATTTTTCGCCCTATGATGCACTGATTGATCAGCAGTCACGCATTCAAAGGCTAGAACTTAAAAACAAACAACTGTTAGGCAACATCAAACAGGTTGCATTGGCTCACAACATGCACGTGAAAAAGATTGACAGTCTTACTGCACGAATAGACATGTTGGAAAGAATATTGTGGGAGCAGTCAAAAGATGATGAAACACTGATAACAGATTATTTTGATAAAGTGGGGAGACCAACACGCAAATGAAAATAGAAAAAGTAGTTTACATGGATCCAACTGCAAGTGCAGAATGGAAAACAATTGAAGAAATAAAAACAATGACCTCAGCAGTGTGTGTGGCAGTTGGGCAAGTGGTTGATGAATGTCCAACATTCATAAAAATTGCAGGTTCCTATTCATCATACATGGATGATGTTACACAATTCGCAGATGTGAATTGCATACCAAAAGGTTGTGTGTTAAGACGTGTTACCATACATGAAGAAAATTATTCATTGGATGATTACGTTGAAAAGAATACCAATGCCAAGGTAACACCAATTAAACCAACCAAAAATTAATGGCACAAGGCAAAGGTGATCTAACACACCTAGAATTATTTGAAACTCCTACGCACATAGCATTCAAAGAAGCCTGCAAAGAATACTTTAAATTGCACGAAAGACTGTTGACATACAAATCCAAACGTTCTGCGTTTCATGCCCGCAAAGCACTCAAGCGATGCAGAGACCTAGCACAGCGAAGACGTGTTGAACTGTTAACACTGTATTCAACTGATCCCAAGAGACAAAGTAAATACTTGCATGGCAATCACAACGACATCAACAGCAACTTCATTGTTAGGAAGGACTATCAACATGGCAAAAATGAAAAAGAAGAAAAAAAAGAATAAAGGTGGATCACGCGGAGGCCGTAGAGGCAAATAATGTTTGGAAAACATATTTTGAAAGCATACGAAAAGTATGTCCTTGGAGTCTTCCGGCGTATCAAAAAGACCTTATCCAAATAGTTCATCACTTGAACTATGAACCTTTGGGGGACTTACATGCACGAGTTTATGTGTGTGACTTGCCCCCCAATAGGTTAAAAAAAATATCCCAAAAATACAACTACGATCTTGATGCAGAAGAATGGCTTTGGTCATCTCCACGCAATGGTGGCAAACACTCTGCACCATATCCTTGCCTGATACAACAAGACGCCAAACATCTTGCTGACATAAGAAAACAGCACAAACCGGCCATATAAACCAATATAAGCACTGTTAATCTGTAAATACAACAGTTAAATAACAACATACTCCAAAGGAGGAATTCAAATGCAAGAATCAAACACAGCAGAAGTCCAAGAACCTGAAGTTACTGAGACAACAGAACCACAGACTATAAATGAAACCACTCAGGAAGTCAAATCAACAAAGACTTACACTCAAGATGAATTTAACAATGCTATGGCATCTGTTCGTAAAAAAACAGAAACTAATGTATTGAAAAAATTTGAAGGAGTAGACGTTGGAAGATATGAAGCCCTAGTTGAAGCAGAAGAGGCGAAAGCCTTAGAAGAGCAAAAGGCTAGAGGTGAGTTTGAGAAAGTGTTAAAAGAAACTGTCACTAAAAAAGACAGTGAAATTCAAACACTTACACAAAAACTACAAAGTCAGCAAGTTGATGGAGCATTGTTAAATGCGGCATCAAAATACAAGGCGATTGCACCAGAACAGGTGAAAAAATTATTGAGAGATAATGTGCGTCTTAATGCAAATGGCGATGTAGAAGTGTTAGACGAGACTGGCGCTGTGCGTTACAATGACAAAGGAGAAATCCTGTCAGTGGACGAATTCAGCAAAGAGTGGTTAGAACAAAACCCACATTTTGCCCAACCGGGTGCTAAAGGATCGGGAACTCAAAGCAATACTTCTCCAACCAAAGTAGAAAATGTTGATGTGGCAAAATTAGACTTAAACGATCCTGCTCAAAAAGAACTCTATCGTCAACACAGAAACAGTAGACTCTCTAAAGCAAGGTCATTAACATAACCATAACAACAAAGGAAAACAAATACTATGGCTATTACTGACACAGGTAGTGCTCCTGGTTTATTGGCGAATATTTTACAAGAAGCGATGTTTACTGCTTCTGAAAGATCTATTGCTGGTGGACTAGTCACTGTCTACGACATGACAGCAACTCCGGGCCTTGTCGCTCAAGTTCCTGTATACCCTGAAATATCTGCTGACGACTTAACTGACGGTGGCGATCTTTCTACAATCGACTCAATCGATCCTGCTTCTGTAACAATTACAGCGGCTGAGATTGGTGTAAGAGCAGACATCACAGACTTACTGGCAGAATCTTCTGCACAGAATCTTGCACAAGATGTTGGCACCATGATTGGTAACTCAATTGGTGAAAAACTAGATACAAACGTGTTCGCACAGTTTGATTCTATCACTCAAGTTATCAACACAGCAGGTGGCACAGCAGGTGCAATCACTGTGAATGATGTTCTTAACGCAGTCTACACACTAAGAGGACAAAATGCTCCTACAGACGCTGATGGCGACTACAACTTGGTTGTTGCTCCATCTGTTGCTTTCTCATTAGCAAGTGCGTTAGCAGGTGCTGGTTTCCAATCTGGTGGTGCAACTGCATTATCACAAACTGGTAACAACATGATCGCCAACAGTGCTTACATGGGAAGAATTTTCAACGTAAAAGTCTTCATGAGCACAGGTGTATCGGCTGACTCTGCAGCTGATTCAATTGGATGTTTATTCTCACCCCAAGCATTTGGGCACGTGATAAAACGACCTCTTACAATTAGAGAACAAAGAGACGAATCTTTAAGATTAACAGAATACGTGGGAACAACTGCTGTAGGTAACGGCATTTTGAAAAACACATATGCGGTTAGAATTAAAGCAACTCCTCAAATCTAATTCTAATTAGATTAAGGATACCAAAAGGGGGCAGTGGCAACACTGTCCCTTTTTTATTACCATACAACTAAGATAAAATTTAAGTAAATACATCTGTAAGCAGAAGGACTGCTACAGGAAATATTATACAAGAGGACACAGGATGGCCCAATACTCGACAGACAATGATCTATTAGAATACGAACCGGATATACTTGAACTAGGTATACCAGAATTCAAAGACCTTCACCAAAAAAGTTATGAAGATATCAATCGATTGATTGAAATAGAATGGTGGCCTCGTGCTTCATTCAGAAACTATGACATAACCAGAGCCAGTTACCAATCAATGGAAGAAAGCAAACTGGTGGATTCACAATGGAAAAGATCAGCAGTCTATCATGTTTTATATGCTTACATCTATCCAAGATTAAGCACATTCTCACCAGAGGGTGATGTTTACAGNGAGAAGATGGAGTATTACAAAGCAAAATTTCAAGAAGAATTCAATCTGTGTCTACGTCAAGGTGTCAAATACGATTACAACGCAGACTCCACTATNNCNAATTCAGAGGAACAGCCTGCCCATTTCAACAGATTGGTTAGGTAATGTCAGCAAGAGAAAACATTACATTAAGAGTAGAGAAGATCTTAAAGAACATGAGTAACCCCGGTGTGGGCACTGTGTCACGTAATTTTTTTGACTTTGAAAAACTAGCAATCACACAATTTCCAGCCATACTAATTTTGCCTAGCACAGAAACTAGAGAAGACATCTCAATGAGTGAACGTCAAGGCACAATGACCATTAACCTTAGATGTTTTGTGCGAGGCGAAAGCATTGACACACTTCGCAATGACATTGTAAGAAACATAGAAGAAACTATCGAAACAGAAAGAGCACTAGACAACACAGCATCAGCAGATGGCACACACGTGGTTGAAGCAGAAGTGGTTGAAATACAAGTGATAGAACGTAATCCTCCAATTGGAGAAGTTACTGTGGTGCTTGAAGTAACTTACATTTATAAGAGAGGTAATGCATAATGGCAATACAATTATACAATAAGAAAACAGGAGATTCAATAGTTGTTGACAACACAGAAGTCAAACAACATTTGCAATCAGGTTGGACTTTTAAAAAACCTGAACTCAAGGCAAAGGCCAAAAGAAAAACAACGCCCAAACCAAAAGTTGAAGAAGTCACACAAACAAACGAAGAACCCGCGGAAATTGCAATATTGAATATTCAAGCAGAAGCGGAAGTAATCACAACAACAAAGGAGAACTAGAGTATGGCAACTAATACAGCGGCTTACACAGGAACTTCTGGGGTTGCTAAGTTTGAAGTTGACGGAAGTTCGGCAACAGAGATTGCTTCTGTCCGTTCATTTTCTGTTTCACAAGCAGGAGACATCATTGAAACATCAGTGATGGGTTCGACTTCAAAAACTTACCTCGGAGGAAAAACAACATTTACTGGATCAATGGATCTATTGTTTAGAGATGATGCATCAGCACATTCTGGACTATTTTCAGCAGTGGGTGGAACACCAACAGATATAGAATTATTTCCAAGTGGTGTGACAACAGGTATCAAACTTTCAGGATCAGTATTGATCACTGGACATGATATTGCTGTTGATCAAAACGATGCAGTAACAGCCACAGTTTCATTTCAAGGAACTGGTGCACTAACCAAAACAGACCTATAGGAGACTAAAGTATGGCAACAAACACAGCAACATACACGGGCACTTCAGGGGTTATCAAACTGGATTCTGTAGATTCTACAGCAGTTGATGCCTTGGCAAGTGTAAGATCGTTTTCAATCAGTCAAGCAGGTGATATAATAGAAACTTCAGCAATGGGTTCTACTTCTAAAACTTACTTGGCAGGGAAAACAACTTTTACAGGATCAATGGATGTGTTATTGAGAGATGACGACGAATCACAATCTGAGTTAATCACTACAATACAAAATGGAACTAATGGTCCAGCAGAAATTGAACTGTATCCATCAGGCGAGACAACAGGCATAAAATTATCAGGAACTGTTATTATTACAGGACATGATATTGCTGTTGATCAGAATGATGCAGTAACGGCCACTATTGCTTTTCAAGGCAGTGGTGCACTTACAAAGACAGACCTATAATGATCAGAGGCACATTCAATGCAAAACGTCTTACTCAAGCACTGGACAAACAGTTAGATCAATTTATTGCGGGCACAGCCAATGTGTTGTTCCGCAACATAAAATCTAACACACCGGTTCGTTCAGGCTTGGCTAAGCGTAGTTGGAAGAAAAGCAAACGGGGTGACAAAAAGTTTGCTATCACCAACCCGCAACCGTATGTGCCAGCATTAGACAAAGGTAGGTCAAAACAAGCGCCAAGTGGTTTTTATAAACCTGCTGTGGCACAAACAAAACAATCAAACAAAGGAAGACTAGGACGATGACACAAAAAGACATAACAAAAAATATAACCAATCACTATCAAAGAATAATTGGTGGCGATTTAGAAAAAATGCACATCGAAGAATGGGACATGGATATCTACTACAGAAAAACCAACACATTCCACGATGAAGCAAAAGTAATTGATTTACAAGCGAAAGGAAAAATTGTTGAAGCATTGGTAGAAAGTGTAATTCAAAAAGCCAGAGACAAAGATGGCAAGAAATTATTTCAACCAGCACACAAAACAACTTTGATGAATGAAGCGGATCCAAAAGTGGTAACAAAAATTGCAACAGCCATTAATAATGCTGTGGTTCAAATTGAACAGGCTGATGTTATAAAGGAATCCGTTCCAACGTCGAGTTAAGATTCCTGCTGTTGTTGGGATCGAGACTGAATAAAAGTCTAGAAGAAATACAACAACTAACGACGTTGGAGTTAAATTTGTGGGCAGGTTATTTTGAGTATGAATACCAAGAGCAAAAAAAGACAATGGGAAAATAGCAAATGGCAGTAACAGAAAATTATAATGTAAAAGTTGTTATTAAAGGCCAGGCAGGTCTAAACAAACTCAACAATTCTACTGTAAAGATACAAAAGAGTATGGGTGGGTTGGGCACTGCCGCCAAGGCCGCAGGGGCTGCCATTGCCGCACTTGGTGTTGCCAAAGCAGTTGGTGGATTCATAAGGGCAGGACAAACTGTTGAAGAACTACAAATTAGATTAAAAACACTTTTAGGATCTGCTGAAGAAGGAGCAAAAGCCTTTGAGTTGATGAATGACTTTGCGGGTAGAGTGCCATTCACACTAGAAGCCATAGCCGCTGCCTCTAACAATTTAGCAGTTGTATCTGCAGACGCAGATGAATTACAAGAGAATTTAGATCTAACTGCCAACATTGCCGCGGCATTTGGACTAGACATGCAAACTGCTGGTGAACAGATACAAAGAGCATTGTCTGGTGGTATTGCATCTGCAGACATTTTTAGAGAAAAAGGCGTAAGTGCATTTGCTGGCTTTGAAGCAGGTGTATCTCATTCTGCAGAAGAAACTAGAAAACAATTATTCAAAGTGTTTGGCAAGGGTGGTTCAGGTGCTGGTGCCATAGATGAATTTGCAGATTCATTAACAGGTCAAATATCAATGTTACAGGATGCCTTCTTCCGTTTCCAAGTTGCAGTGTCAGAAGGATTCTTCCAAGAATTAAAAGGACAATTTGGTGATTTACAAACTTTCCTAGCAGAGAACAGTGAAGAAATTGATGAATTTGGAAGATCACTTGGCACAGGATTGGTTGTGGGACTGCAGGCTGTTGGAGCCACCGCCAAGTTTGTTAAAGATAATATTGATTTAATTGTTGGCGCATTTGCTGCCTTGGCCGCATTGAAACTGGCGGCCACACTGTTGAATATTGCAAGGGGTCTTGGTGCTATTCTAGTTGTTAGTAGGTCACTTGCGGCACTGTCAATCGTAGGACTGGCGGCTGTTGCGGCATCAGTCACGGCAGGAACTGCGGCATACATTGGTGTGAACAAGGTGCTGGATGATTTCAACAAGAAAATGGAAGATAGCGCCATTGCAACGAAAGCCATGGCTGACAACATGAGTGACGCACAAAGGAAATTTGGAGGATTTATACCACCAATTCAAGAAGTATCAGAAGCAGTTGAAGAACTGGACCAAGACCTTGTTGACCTTGAAGATGCATTACTAGGCCCACAGTTAGGCAAAGCATTTGACATGTTTGACCTAGGTGAACAAGGAGCGACAAACATGGCCAAAGCAATTGAATCACTGACATTTGAGTTTGATGGTTTTGGGTTTGCCGCAGACACAGTGAACGGTATAATGGACACATTTGCTAAAGGCACAGGTGATGCATTTGCTGATGCCATTGTGGATGGTAAGAGTCTTCGCGACAGCATGGAAGCACTAGGTAAAACAATTTTGAAATCAGTTATTTCTGCATTGGTGCAGATTGCTATTCAATACTTTATTGTCAAACCATTAATGGAAAGACTTGGCCTTACACTGAATCCTTTAATTGACCAGGAGAAAAAAATTACTCGAGAATTAGGAAAACAAGTAGGTTTAAGACTGATACTGGCATTGCTTACAGGAGGCACTTCTACTGCAATTCCAGGCATGGCAAAAGGTGGTCCAGTTGCAGGTGGTTCACCTTACATTGTGGGCGAACAAGGACCAGAATTATTCGTTCCAAACAATTCAGGCACCATTGTGCCTAATGACCAAATTGGTGGTGCTGGTGGTTCAGGTGGTGGCGAAGTCAATATCAATTTCAACATCAGCACAATTGATGCCGCAGGGTTTGATGATCTGTTGTTGGCAAGACGTGGAGTTATTTCAGGCATCATTAATGAAGGCATGAACAGACAAGGTAGAAGGGCACTGGTGTAATGGCAAAATCACAAACAGAGCAAAACACCACACATATTGCAGAAATAAAAACTGATATAAAAATTATCAAAGAAAATCATCTAGCACACATAGAACGTGATATGGAAACACAATCCAACAAGATAGAAAAAATGGATGCAAGGCTTTGGTGGGTGTTGGGACTGTTGGTTGCTTCTACAATTATAGGTGCCGCAGGGAGAATGTTGTAATGGCCAAGTATCAAGGCAGAACAGTAAAATTAAACACACCTTCTAGAGGTGATGTAAAAAAATTTAAAGTGTTTGTGAAAGACCAAAAAACAGGCAATGTTAAAAAAGTAAACTTTGGTCAAAAAGGCATGAGCATAGGCAGGAACAATCCTGCAAGGAAAAAAAGTTTCGATGCACGGATGGGTGCTGTGCTAGATAACGTAAAAGGACAAAAAACTTTGAGCGCCGCATATTGGAGTCTCAAAGCATGGGAGAAAGGATTTAAAATATAATGGCATTTTTAGGAACATGGCCTTCAACTGTAGGCTTTCAAGCAACAAGATTACAAGCAATCGCCAACACCAAACAAACTGTGAGTGACAGTGGACGCAGAATAAGAATCAGCACAGGAGGTTCAAGATTTGGAGCAACAATAAAATATCCTCCAATACCTTTGGCCAATTGGTTGCCTATACAAGCACTGGCTACCAGATGTCAAGGAGCATTAAATTCTTTTGACATTGTGTTGCCCACAATCAGTGAAAACAGTAGAAATCATTCAGCAACAACCACAGCGGCTGCCACGTCAGCAGGAGCCAGCACAGTGGCACTGACTTCCAGTGGTGTAAACAGCACACAAATATTCAATCAAGGCGATGTGATTAGATTTGCATCACACACCAAAGTTTACATGTTGACTGCCAATGCAACCACCAACGGCAGTGGACAAGTCACAGTTTCAATCACACCAAATCTGTTTGAAGATGTTGCAGGTTCAAGTGCTGTGACAGTGGATGATGTGCCTTTCAGAGTAACATTGGTAGGTGATGTGCAAGAATTCAAATACAACAACAACGACACAATATCATATGAAATAGATATTCTCGAGGAGATATAAATGGCTAGAGGACTATCCGGTTCAATCAACACATACCTAGCAGGATTAAGTCTTGTTCGTGTTGCACTTATAGAAATAGAAACTACTGGTTCCTCAGTGTATTACACTGACAACAATTTTAATATTGCACACGGTGGCAACACTTATGAAGCACAAGGAAACTTTTTGGGTGTGGGCGAAACAGAAGAAAATGGTGAATTGGTTATTACCACAGTGACACTGGTTATATCAGCCTTGCTGACTTCCAATGTGACAACCTTTGCACAGTCTGGTATGGTGAATAAAAAAGTAACCATATCATATGCATATCTTGATCCAACAGATAATTCAATCATTGACACTCCTATCATCATGTTCAAAGGCAAAGTGAATGGATATCAAGTTAATGACAATGGTGCCACAGCAACCATAGCACTTGAAGTTGCCAGCATATTTTCCAACTTTGAAAAAACTGCAGGTCGTAAGACCAATGAAGCAAACTTTAGACAAGAACATCCTAATGACAGAAGCATGGAATTTTCACATGTTGTCACCAAGGATATAACATGGGGACGTTTATAATGATAAGAAAATTTCAACCAAGAGACATGGACCGAGTAATAAACCTAATGATAGACAACAGAAACACAGTGGGCAACAGTGTGGCAGAATATGATGTTGATCGTTTGGTGTTGATGGTGCGTAAAGCCATCATAGGCAATGACTTCAGAGTTTTTGTGGTAGAACATTCAGGACAAATGATTGGCTATGCTTTTTGTTTGGCATTTGAACATCCATGGTTTCAAGTTATGGAAGGCGAAATCATGATGTGGCACATGGAAGAACAATACCTAGACACACATCATTTCAAACAGTTGATGGCAGAATGCGACAGTTGGTTTACCAATATGAATTGTGAATTTTATTGCGTCAGCACCAGAGCATTTACTGATGGCTATCAACCCAATCAACGTTTCATAGAAAACTCTGATCATGTGTTGCAAAAAACAATGACCAAAACAGGTCACACTTATGTTAGGGCAGTTCAT